CTCCGCATATTGAACTGCATAAATACGACTCAACAGATATTGCTGAAGCACCTGAGGAAGTGTGGCTAGTTGAATGCCAAAGGTGCTTTATGCAAAGAATCATTTATCCAGCGGATCGCGTAACTGCCAAAGAGGACGATATTGTCCGGTGCGACCAATGCGGTAAATGGAAGATGAAGGCGGCTAAGTGTCGAATATGCCGATTAGCTGCTGGACTTGAATCAATATCAGAACGCTACTGGACTGGTGGCGAGACATTAGAAAGACCTTATAATGCCGCTTTATGAATATCGCTGCGATAAATGCGAAGCGACAAAAGATGAATATCAGCCAATTACTTTGAGAAGTGAAGTAATCTGCGATAATTGCAGCGTTGCAATGTGGAGAGTCTGGAGACCCAATCCAATCCACTTTAAAGGCGAAGGCTGGGCAGGGAAGGACAAATGAGCAAACCCCATTCTATTAGATATATCCGTCAGCTGATGGAATGGGGATTTGATAAAGAGTTTATTGCAAAAGATTGCGGTATCAACCTAGAATCGCTTGAAACTAGGTTAAGAAGGGCTAAAGAAAGGGAGCGCAGGAATGGGAATCAAGGAACTGAGTTTGGAACTAGCGGCAGTCAGCCTAATAGCTGATGAGGCTAAGAAGGCCAAGGATAGACTAAGAGTGGCCTTGCAGACAGAGATGGACAAGATAGGTGCAGACCGAGTAAAGGCTGAATATGGTGATGATGTAATCGCCTATGTAACTACCAGTAAGCCTAAGTTTAAGTGGGTCATCAAGAATGAGCGCGAGTTCGTTAAATGGGTAAAAAGCAATATATCTAGCGAGATAGTTGAGACAGTAAGAGAATCGTCAATTGATGCGATATTGGATAAGTTCCACTATATCAATGGCGATGATGTTATTGATCCAAATGGTGAAAGAGTTGAATGGCTAGAAGGCACAATAGCTGAGCCCTATCTGGTTACTAAGTTCCATAGTGACGGCAGGGAAAGGCTGAAAGACGCCTTTCAATCAGGCCAGTTAGAGTTTAAGAAGATATGGGAGTTAGAATGATAGAAGATATTTATCCAATCTATAGAACGATAGATGATCATTTAGATAATTGGGAATCGATTGGAGTAGATGGTAAATATGACTTTAAGCAATGGTAAATCATTCGTAATGATGTCTGGAAGCACAGAGCCTAGAGGGCAAAGGGATGAATGGTTTAGTCCTAAATGGATATTTGATGCTTTGGAACTTGAATTTGATATTGATGTATGCGCTCCACTTAACGGAGTTAGTTGGATACCAGCAAAAAGACATTTCTCCATTGAAGATGATGGGCTAAGTCAAGAATGGATGGGGAAACGGGTCTGGATGAATCCGCCTTATAGCAAGCCTTTACCTTGGACTACTAAATTTAGGGAGAACGCTAATGGTGTTGCTTTGCTACCTACCACAATAGGTAAATGGTGGCTAGAATTATATGAAGATAAAAGAACAAGTTGGTTAGCACTTCCACCAATGCGTTTCATTGATCCTCAGGGCAATACGGCCACAAATACAATGCCATCAAGAGCTTGGCTAGTAGCTATCGGTGAGACCAATATCACAGCACTAAAGATGTCTAATTTAGGGCGAATTAGGTAGATATGTCTCTTGACAAGGGTATTACACTCCGACTAAGGCGGGGCCCGAAGGCAGCCCGTAGCCGAAGCGTAGGGGCAGGCTATTGCCTAACGCTGATGCTATCGGCACTTATGCTGATACCAATCAATCCATCAAAAGCAGATATGAATCTAAAGCTTTATGCATATAACAAATTAGATTGGTCAGAGTTTCAATGTTATAACTGGTTAATTCATAAAGAGAGTAGATGGAATCCAAAGGCTCGTAATGGATCACACTATGGCCTTGGTCAGATGCGTTCTACTTGGTATAGAGACCTTAGCCCTAGGCGGCAAATAGATGCACATATCAAATACATAAGACACAGATATAAATGCGCTTGCGATGCACTTCATCATCTTGAGACTAAGGGCTGGCATTGAGCAGACGCTATAACTCCAGCTACTATCAAAAGACAAGACTTCAAGTCTTGCAAAGAGATTACAATACCTGCCATTACTGCTCGCTTGAAGCCACTACAGTTGATCACTTAATACCTATTAGCAAGGGTGGCACTGATGAAGCTTCTAATATGGTGGCTTGTTGCACTCAATGCAATAGTTCTAAGCGAGATCGTATGACCCCCACCTTTTTTGAGCGCGATTCCAGACCCACGACCCCCATTGGGAAGATTTTCCCTGAAAATGGCTCGGCTAGGCATTACCAAGAATGAAAGAGCTTGCTCTGGCTGAATTGGGTGAGATTGTCCGAGTCAGGGACGAATCGGCTTACCGAGGTGTGCCAGAACCGCGTATTCATACAAAACTAAACGATTTGCCCTCTTATGGTGAGCAAATGATTAAATTCTGCGAAGAAATCGGCTTTGAACTGATGCCTTGGCAGCAATGGCTTGCTCATCACTCGCTTAAATATAAAGCTGATGGCCGATGGGCTCACCCAATCGTCTGCCTTCTAGTTGGCCGACAAAATGGCAAATCGACCTTTATGGCGCTTAATATTCTATTTAGAATTTATGTATTAAAAGAAAAGTTGCAAGTTCATACGGCCCATAAGCTAACTACTTCAGCAGAACTATTCTACAAAATCTATGGAATTATTGAACAGAATCCAGTGCTAGCTGCTCAATTTACTAAGAAGCTGGAAAGTAAGGGATTTCAGGAGCTGCAATTTACTGAAGGCCGCCGCTATATTGTCCGAGCCAATAACTCGGCTGGTAGAGGCATCGCCGCGCCAAATTGTGTGCATATGGACGAAGTAAGAGACTTCAAGGATGATGATGTGTGGTCTGCTTTGCGATATACGCAAATGGCGAGTCCAAATCCACAAACTTTTATCTATACTTCAGCTGGAGATCAACACTCAATAGTTTTAAATAGATTGAAGGAAAGAGCCTACGCTGCTATTTATGGAGCGGTTGATGATATTGGTTGGTTCGAATATTCAGCTCCAATAGATATTAAATTTGATAATTCCTCAAACTTTTGGCTAGGTGTATCTCAAGCTAACCCATCACTTGGATTAACAATTCATCCAGATAATATTAGGGCGGTTCTAAATGACCCTGAGGATATTGTGCGCACAGAGGTATTGACCCAATGGGTAAATGTTATAAATCCGGTCATAAGTGCTTCACAATGGGAGAGTTGCAAAGTTGAGGGCTTGCGACTCAACCCTGAAGCAGACACTTGGCTGGCTATTGATCTTAGTCCTAGTAGAAAAGAAGCGGCGCTAGTCGCTAGTCAAAGACTTGAGGGCGATAAGTTTCAAGTCATATTGCTGCAGACTTGGCATAATCCAGCCAATTTGGACGATAAAGCAATGGCAAATGATGTTGCTGAATGGGTTAGAAAATATCCAGTTCAGTTGGTCGCGTATTCAGCCAAAACCGCGTCAGCGGTTGCAGCTAGGTTAGCCCCTGCAGGAATAAGAGTCGAGCCAATAGACGGCCTTGATTATGCCCAAAGCTGCGATGAATTATTGGGAGCAATTTCATCTCAGCGGTTAGCTCACTCGGGACAGGAAGAGCTGACCAAGCAATGCCTATCCGCCGTCAAGTTACCCTTTGGAGACGGCGGTTGGGTAATGGGTCGCAAGGTAAGTAATACAACAATTTGCGGAGCAATTGCTTCAGCCTTAGCGACACACTATGCAACGATGGCTGAAAGCGGAGTAGATATTCAAATAGTGTAAGTAGGCTCGCTTACAATGTAAGCAATGGGTGCTATAAGAGATTTCCTATTTCCACAGGTTCAGACGGCTAAACCTACAAAGGTTTCAGATGTTGCAGCCGCGCTGACTCCAGTCCAAATTAGCGATTCAGTTTATAATATTCTTGGCGGTGCAACTAATACCACTCGCCAATTAGCAATGAGCGTTCCATCAGTTGCAAGAGCTCGCAATATCATATGCGGAACTATTGGCTCATTACCTTTAACAACTTTTAATCGCATTACTGGCCAATATGTTGATCCACACAGAGTTATCAATCAGCCAGACCCAAGAGTTGCAGGATTCGTAATTTATAACTGGCTAGCGGAAGATATTTGGCTATACGGGGCGGGCTATGGACAAGTCCTAGAAATGTATTCATCAACAGATGGCGGTAGAGTAAGAGCTTGGACTCGCGTAAGTCCAGACCGCGTTACAGTTGATACAGATTTCCTAAATACTGAAATTACTGGATATAAAGTTGATGGCAAGTCAGTTCCACTTCAAGGCGTTGGCTCAATCATTCGATTTGATGGCCCAGATGAGGGATTGCTGCACAGAGCTGGCAAGACAATTGCAGCTGCCGTATATCTTGAAAATGCAGCAGTTAATTATGCTAAAGAGCCTGCTCCAACTATGGTTCTTAAATCGAATGGCACTAACTTAACTGCCGAAAGAATTTCAGCACTTCTCAGCGCTTGGAAAACTGCTCGCCAATCTCGCTCTACTGCATTTCTAAATGCTGATGTAAATCTTGAGCAATTTGGTTTTGATCCTAAATCATTACAACTTGCAGAAGGCCGTCAATATGTAGCGCTTGAATTGGCTAGAGCTTGCGGCATACCTGCCTACTTCTTGAGCGCCGAAGCGACTTCTATGACTTATTCAAACGCGGTGTCCGAGCGGCGCTCATTAGTTGATTTCTCACTTCGCCCAATCCTTAAAGCGATTGAGGAACGCTTATCATTACCGGACTTCGTTCCAAATCCAGTAATGGTGCGCTTTGCACTTGACGATTTCTTACGCGGTAACGCATTAGAAAGAGCGCAAGTTTATGAAATCCTAAACCGCATTGGCGCGATGAGCGTTGAGCAGATTCAGCGAGAAGAGGACCTAATACCAAATGAAGGTTAATATGCCAATGGCAGTTACCGCTGCCGACACAATTAAGAGAACAATCACTGGGACTATCGTTACTTGGAATGAGCAAGGCAATACCTCAGTAGGCCCAACAGTATTCGCAGCAGATAGCATTGAGATTAAGCCAGTCAAGCTGCTCCTTGAGCACGACAGAACTCGCCCAATTGGCAAAATGGTTTCTCACAATGTAACTGCTAATGGCATTGAAGCCACTTTTAAGATTGCCAATACTATGGCTGGAGAAGATGCCCTAGTTGAAGCAACTGAAGGATTGCGCGATGGATTTAGCGTTGGAGCCCAAATTAACGAATGGACTAACAACAAAGGCGTTATGCAGATTACCTCAGCAACACTAGATGAAGTTTCTCTAGTTACTGATCCTGCAATTGATTCTGCTCGCGTAAGCGAAGTAGCAGCATCAGAGAACGAAGCACCAAAAGAAGATTCTGATTTGGCAACCGCTGATTCAGACAAACCAACCGAAGGAGACCAAGTGTCTGACACTACCGCTCCTGCTCCTGCCGTTGAAGAAGCGGTAGAAGCAGCCAAAGTAGAAGCTGCAGCTCCAAAGCCAGCCTTCTACACAACTCCAAGACTTGAATTTACCAAGTCTAAATACCTAGAAATGAGCGTTCGCGCTGCTCTAGGCAATGACGATGCTCGCGCTTATGTTCGCGCAGCAGACGACACAACTAGCAACAACGCTGGTCTGATTCCAACTCGCCAGCTAACTGAGGTAATCAATCCTCTATCAAATGCTGATCGTCCAGCAGTTGATTCAGTATCTCGCGGCGTTCTTCCAGATGCTGGAATGACCTTTGAGATTCCAAAGCTCACAGCAGTTCCAACAGTTGGAGAAGAAGCTGAAGAAGCAACAATCGATGAAACAGGGATGACCAGCGAATTTCTTTCAGTATCAGTCAAGAAGTATGCAGGGGGACAAGAGTTCTCAGTAGAACTTCTAGACCGCTCTTCACCAGCCTTCTTTGATGAGTTAGTCCGTCAAATGGAGTATGCCTATGCAAAGGCAACAGATGTAGCAGTTGTAACTGGCTTAATTGCTGGTGGAACAGATGGCGGTAACCGCACTCTTGATGCAGCTGGACTTCTTGACTTCGTATCCGATGCTGGAGTTTCAATTTACTCCAACACTCTAGGATTCGCACAAAACATTATCGCTTCTCCTCAGCAATGGGGCGTAATCCAAAATCTTGCTGATGCAGGCCGTCCGATTTACCAGAACTTGATTGGCAATATGAATCAAGGTGGAAATCTCGGCGCAGGTTCTGCAACTGGAAATCTTCTCGGTCTGAACTTCCGCGTAGATCGCAATCTCACAACTGGCTCTGGTGTTGGCGATAACACAATCATCATCATCAATCCAGAGGCTTATACTTGGTATGAGTCAAGCCGTTTCCGCTTGGAGACTGCTCAGGTAGCAACTGGTCAAATCAAAGTTGCTTACTATGGTTATGGCGCACTAGCAACAAAGGTAGGCGCTGGCGCTTATCGTTGGATGGTTGCGTAGTTAATTAAAAAAAGTGAGGGCCAGTCCGCTCCCGAGCTGGCCCCTCACCTAACTGCTTGAAAGGATGACGAAATGCCAACGATAGTTACGGCCACAGAGCTTAGGACAATACTTGGCGTTTCGTCATCCCTATATTCAGACGCTTATCTAGGCGACATAGTAGATGCCTCGGAGAATCTAGTTCTTCCAATGCTAGTTACTTTTCAAAGCAAGATTAACAAAGTAAAACTGACCAATAATATTGCTTATTTTGAAACTGCAACAATTCAAGAATTTACAGAAGGCCAATCCGTAATTATTACTGGCTGCGGAGCTCCTTTCAATGGCACTCACACAGTAACCGATGATGAGATTTCAGATTATGTATTTACAGTCGCAATCACCAATGCAGACATATTGGAAAAAAATATTATCCCAGCAGGAAACGCTGCGCTATCTGGATTATCGACCTATGTCGGAAACCCCAATGCTGAAGCTGCTATTTTGGCTATCTCCGTTGAAATCTTCCAATCCAGAACCGCCGCTGGTGGATCAATCGAAGGCGTAGATTTTGCAGTTACCCCTTACCGCCTATCTAAGAATTTACTTGCCAAAGTAACTGGCTTACTTGGCCCTTATCTTGATGTTGAAACTATGGTGGGCTAATGCCTGCATCAACAATTGCTACAGATGTTAGAGGCGCAATTAAGACCGCTTTGGCTGGATGCACCGCTAATATTTATGACTCAGTTCCAGAAGCGCCAATAGTTCCAGCAATTATCGTCATTCCAGACTCGCCCTATATGGAGCTTGAAGTCTTAGGCAAATCAACTACTCGCGTCAAATTAAATTACACCATAACTGCTTGCGTTGCGTATTTCAGCAACGCCGCTGCTCTGGACAATTTAGAGCAATTAATTATCAGTATTCTTGGAGCGCTAAACGCTTCCAAGTATGAGTTATCGATAGTCGAAAGACCTTCAGTAACTGAAGTTGGAACTACAACCCTGCTAGTTTCAGATATTCGCTTGAGCGTCCGCTACGAGCAAACCGCATAGGAGACCCAAATGCCAACAACAGTAATAACTGGGCGCGATGTTACCTTCACACTTGATAGCGCTAACTACGATGCCCAAGCAACAAGCGCAGTCCTAAGCTGCGAAACAATCATCGAGACCTATCAGACTCTTGATGGTCGCGCCTATAAGTCCGTTGATAAACAATGGACATTCACAATCGAATTGCTACAAGATTGGGGAGTTGCAAGCTCTCTATTCGAAGCAATGTGGACAGATGCAGAAACAGCACCTAACACCACACTAGCAGTTTCATTCACAGCCGTAACTGGCGCAGTATTTACTTTCAATGTCTTGCCAATCTTCCCAACAGCAGGCGGCGCAGCACCAGGAGCGCTAACTGATACTTGGACGATGACGGTCGTTGGAACACCATCAGAGAACTTTGCCTAATAGATCGGAGCATCGGGAGCTATGAAATCGCAAATAAAAATTGAATATAACTCGGGCGAAGAAGCAACTTATATTGCCCAACCGCCCGAGTATGCCAAATGGGAGAAAGCAACTGGCAAGACGATTGGCGAATTAGGCGGTGTCTGGGACATTATGTTTCTGGCATATAACGCAATGAAACGCGAAG